GTTTCTGTTGGGTGTGCTGACACTACGTCACCTGCTATGGTTCCTGTTACCATTATTCCATTTTGTACAGTAGAAAGTCTATGAGCATCTTGATACTTGAAATCCATAGTTCCGTTAAAATCTGCGGCTATATAATTGTGACTACCATTGGCGCTATTAATTCTTAGTGTGTCTGATTGTATTCTTAAAAAGTCTGCTGTACTAACAATTTTATCTATTTTATCAGTACCAGAATCATCGTGAAATATTTCTAAATCGTTTCCTGTTCCAAATCTTGCTTTGACATCATCGTTAAAATCAACTCCGTTAGCACCACCAACTGCTGTAGCACTTGTAGCAATAGTATCAAGTTTAGTTCCATCAACACTAAGGTCACGTCCATCTACAGTTTCTGTGCCGGCCATTGTAATGTTGCCTGACATCTGTCCACCAGCTTTAGGTAAAGCTGCATTTGCTGTAGTGGTTGTAGAAGTTAATACGCCATCTCTTGTTGCAATATCAACTCCGTCAACCGTACCGCCAAGAGTTATATTATTACCAATATCTACATTGTTAGAGCCATCTTCTACAACAGCTTTTGATGCAGGTAGTGTACAAAATACATCTTTTGTACCTGCTTGAAAGTTAACTAAATTATCTGAGTTAGAGCTTGATAAAACTGTAGTTCTAGAAAGTGTGTCTGGTGTAGCGTCAGTTACAGTACCTATACCAACTTCAAAGTTACCTGTGCCGGCTGCTGTGATACAATAAAAAGTTTCGTTGCCATTACCAATACCAGTTACAAATGTCTCAAAGCCAGACCCTGCACCATTTAAATTTATAGTGCCTGTACCAGTGCTGGTAGTCGTTTCTTTGACTCTATCGTTTAGGACAAAAGCCATTTACACCCCCTACGCTAGCCTAATAATCTCTGATCCACCACCCGCTGTTGGGAATTGAACTGTAAATGTTCCGTTACTTGCTGTGAAATCACCACCAAACGCTAAAACAACAACCGCATCTGTATTAGATAAGTTGTTATCTGAACGATAGATTAATGCACCGTTAGCTGTAAAAGATGCGTTAGTCCAAGATGTATCATCAAAGTCAACGTAAGCTGGTGAAACTCCTGAGCCACCTGTTACAGATGGGTTAGCTAGTGTGTTTCCTGAAGCAACGTAAGCTGATCCTGATGTGTTAGTAATTTCGTTTGTAGTAACATAATGTGTTGTCGTTGCACCTAAAGTAGCCGAAGAAGTGTAAAGAGCGATCTTGTAAGTTGCTCCTCCGTCAAAATCATGGTTGCCTTTTAACAAGTTCATTTTAAAAACATTACAAACTGCTTGTGATATTGCCATATTTTTCTCCTAATTATGGATTAGCACTAGGTATCGGAATTCTAATAGCTCCGTCCCTGTACTCATCCCTTCGTTTCTTACCCATTTGTTCTTGTGCAAGTGCTGTTATAGATTCTCTATATGATTGCTCATACACTTGTTGGTTCTGTGGAGCTTTCAAGAACTTAAATGCTTCACATAAGCAGGCATACAATAATGTTCTAGGAGCATTCACACTAACCCAGTTTTCTGCATTAGAAGAGGATAACCCCGTAGGTAATTTTGTAAACCCTACCTCAAATTTATATATTGCATTAGGAGTAGGCGCAAGAACTAATGTCCCCTGATCCCACATACCGTAGTATTTTGGTACAGAAGTAGACCCAGTTTCTGGTGTATCGTAGTACTCATTCATAAAATCAGCGTCTACTTTATTTAATGGATATCTCTTTTTTGTGCCTGAATCGAGGTACAAAGTAACGTATCTGACAGTCGTAAAGTCGGATAATCTAGGTGTTTCTTCATTAGCATTTTGACCTGGTAACGGAACCCATCGGTTATTTGCTGCTGTGGAACCGTTAGCTACAAATTTATAACAATCCAAATCAACGTCTTTAAATATACGTATTTCGGCATGCTCAATAAAATCATTACAAATAGCATCTGTCAAAACAGCACTATCTGTTTCTGTATAATCTCTAATTTGTGCTAATAATTCTGTGTATGTTGTCATGCTATCAAACTCACTGGTCCTACGGAAGCTTCTCTGCCCCCAAATCTTCTTATACCACCACTTTCAAAGTATTTAAAGCCCTTACCTCCGGCAGCCTCAAACTGATTTACATAAGTTAATCTGTCATCAATTAATAATTTATTAGCTCCACCATAAGGACCTTTATTAAAGTTTGTAGCATAATTATTTGCTGCAGGAGCTCTAGCCCCTGTTAAATTAGCTGATATCCATGCATTTTTTTGGTTGGTCATGTTGGTGCTTGTAGTAGTAGACAAAACTTCGTAAGAACCATTTTTAGCTATAACTAAATCTATAAGCGCATCTGCCTCTGCTCGTTTTGCTAAATTTTGGAAAAAAGTAGTTGGCACTGCTGCTATTGCAGCTAATTCTATTTCAGGTGTTAAATTATACCAATCACCACCTGAGTCTAGTAACCCTTGTGATGTAGCAAAAGTTGCTATTGCTTGATAGTACTCTGTTAACACACCGTCCATATCAACATAAACAGTCGTAGTTCCAGGACTACAATTAGCAGTTAGCCAGTCTGTTAGAATATCATTTGGTGTAAAAGAAAAATTATCATCATCTATTTTTGTTACAATGTGTCCAGGTGCATAGTTTATATCATCATCTTCTATATGTGCAACTTCCGGGTATGCAGGGAAATGAGATTCTACTTTTCTAAATCTAACTGTTTGTCCGGTAGTAAAACCATGACCAGGATCATTTACGTTTACAACTGTAGAATCTCTAACACCTGCACTTAATGCTGTTGAACTTAACATGTGAGCAACAGGTGGTTCTGTTCTTGCTGGCCTTGCGTTTTGTAACCCTTGTGCATCGCCTCTAAATCTTTTTGGAAAAAGTTGTGGGTGTTTTGCTTCAAACTCACTTTTGTGTACAAACGAACCATTCCATTCTTTGACCATTTCTCTATATGGAAAAGCCATTCCGCTTCTGTCAGAGATTGCTTTTGATTTTTTACCTGTAGAAAAATTAGACATTTGGATAATACGCCTGTGGAGTTATGTATGTACTAGAAGATGATCCGTCTTCTACAAGAGCTCTATTTAATTCATCTTCATAATACAGCTTCATTGCTTGTGTTAATTCTGGCTTCTCTTTTTGTGACAAATAGAAGGCTAGGCCAGAAGTCATGCAAGGTACAAACCTGTAAGGCACGTCTGATTGGTTTTGGTATGCTCCTGCATCTTGTATTCTTTTTATGTAATATAGTGAAACATTGTTTGATGCCGCAGTAGCATCAGGTGTTGGGTACAAAGTTACCACAGTTTTATCTATAAATCTTTGTACATAATATTGAGTTGGTTGAGACTTGTTAAGTTTGTTTGACAGGCCAGAATATGTAGATCTATTTATCTTTGTAAGAGCTGAGTCCACTTGAGATGTGGTAGTTCTACCAGTTCTATAGGTTGCTTCTAAAACATCGTGAATACCGTAAACACCGTTAGGTATAGAAGTTGCGCTAGTGCCATCAGTCGCGCTTCTAAAGAAAGTATACTCCGCCTGTCCCTCAACTAGATCAATATCCAAGTTATCTATTTGCCAATAGTGTAAACCTCTATTAGCCCATTCTTGAAACATGATATTTAGAGAGCGCCTTGCAGATTTTAATTGATAACCACTAACAGCATGAATACCTATTCTGTCATAGGCTTCTTGTATAATGTCATCAATATCAAAGCTACTTTCAAAAGTAGTTGTTCCCGATGTTGCCATCTAACCTCCTAGTTAAACGTTACTGTAACGCCACCAGTAGCTGTTAAATCTAGATACACACCTGTCTTAAATTTTATACCACTACCTGGTACATAAACCTCTAGTCCTTCTGTGCCAAACTTAAAAGTATGTGCTGTACCTGATGCAGAAGTTCCATCATATAACACAACAGTTGAGCTTGCTGCTCCTGCTGCTTGTATAGAAGTTACTCTACAAGGTCCCGTTACTAATTGTCCGTCAGCTGCTAGATGCGCTGTTCTC